CTTACTAGGTAAGTACTACACGACAGCCGTTATCGATGCTAGATTCACAGAGAATGTTCCTTTAGATGTTCTAAGTGAAATCGAAAAGTTCAAACCAGCAGGGGTTAAAGCAAAACTTTCTCGACTACCGAACAGAAAGAACGACGACGCTATTCCAATTGAAAAGAAAATCATCAACAGTCGTAACTTGTTGATAAAAACAAAGGACTATTCTGGTAGCGATGACCCGTGGAGTTATAACCCAAACAATGTACAGTTACTCTCGAAGCGGTATATGGGAACAAAAATAACCCAGACAAATATTAACTGGGGGAGTATTCGATACAACATCCCTAGTATTGTAAATAGAAGTGCAGCTAAAGTAGGTGACACAGTTACTTACTCTCAATCTGTTCGGTTAACAAATAACTCGATGGTTAACGGGGACTTCGCTACAGGAGTATTAAGCCCCTTCACCGCATCTTCAACAACAGGGGATAATGTTAAAATCGAGACGGACAGTGTATATGGTAATGTAGCGACACTAAGAGCTTCCGGTATGGATATGAATAGATATGTAGGATTAAGACAAATACTTACAGAAGGTGGACTAACAAAACTAGTAGCAGGTCAGAAATATAGAATCCGCTTCCTCTACAGAGTTAACAGCGACATAGCTATAGATGAAGGTACCGCAGTAGAACTCAAAGGTAAAGATGCGAACGGTGTAGATGTCAACCCTGTCCCTATCATGGAAATAACTGATAAAAACCAAATAGGTAGATGGGTAGAGTTCACTAGAGACGTTACTATAAACACTACAATAGACACGCCTCACTTTATAGTATGGCTTCGAAGAAATGGTAGTATATCTTTCTTTGATATAGAGTTTACTAGGCTCGATACAATTGTACCTATGCCTGTTAAGTTCTTCTCAGAGAGTAGTTCAATGGGAGGAACGGTTGTAGGTAATGCTACTGCTAATTGGCAAATGCTTAGTGTAACACTACCAATTGAGCAGAAGGGACTAGATGCTAACGCAAAACTACGATTCGAAGTAGACCAGCTAACAGGTTCTGGGAACTGGTTCCAAACAGCAGCTCAAACACTAGTTAAAGGTGACAAGCCTCTTATGTACACAGAAGCACCAGAGGATAAGGGATTAAATACGGCTGACTTCGATATCCAAGACAAACTTAAACAGCTATTCGACAGTAAGGACAAAACATACTTAAGATTAGCAGATTATGATATAATAGGTTATAAGAGGGTTGACAGAATCATACCTGTTATGCCTGTTCTTGGTAGACCTGTTAAAACTTATCCTAAACTAGAGTACGGTGGAAAATCGTATTATATGGTTCCTATTGACAAGATTAAAGCGGAAGATGTAACTATGTTGTATTACCAAACTACAATTAAAGGCGGTACGTTTGACAACAAACAGTATACACGTAGAGATATATCTGTAGCTCCTTTATTTTCTAACGGGTACAAAGATATACACCTACCATCCGATTTAACTAAAGAAGGTACCATGCAAATTTTCGAAACATTTAGACCATTCACAAAAAACAATGTATTACATAGTAGTGCAGTTAACGTATTCCCTCGATTACCTTCTGACAATGACAGAGGTGCTACCGAGACAATTAGAGGAATAAACATACAAAGTTTCTGGAACCAAGACTACTTAGGGATGACATGTACAAGATTCAATGACTCTGCGTTCCAATTAGGTTCTTACGATAGCGGTTTACAAGGATTCAAAATAGGGGATAAAGTTACATTCTCCGCAGATGTTAACTGTGACGTATCAGGAGCCTACCTATCGTTCTGGTTTAACGATGGTAAGAACTGGATTGAATACTCACGAGATTTCACAACAGAAACAAATAAGTGGGTTCGATTAAATCATACACAAACAATCCCGGCAAACGCCTTGATGTGTATGTGGAGAGCGTACTTCCCTCGCGTAGAGGCATCCTTAAATAAGAACTTACGAATTAAGAATATCTGTATAAACAAAGGCGACCCAATACCATACGAAGAAGGTAATGCGGTACAGAAACGTGGAGACAATTTAGATATCATAGAAGAGTTCATTCTAGATATTAAAAACAAATAATAGGAGTGAAAGCAATTGGCAGATACATTAGACTTATCCAAAGCACCTTACTATGACCGCTTCAACCCAGATAGTGGTCGTAGTAGAATCTTGTTTAGAGCTGATAGAGCTTTACAACAAGCAGAATTAAACGAAATGCAATCTATCTATGACTTCCATGTAAAACGTATGGGAGATAGTATCTTTGCTGATGGTGCCATTCAAAACGGTATGGCGTTTAACTTCGTATATGTAGACCCTAACGATAAAACAAAAGGGATTAAGGAACTTACTCTAGAGAAAGGTTTCATTTACTTAGGCGGTAAAATCCGCGCTTTCGAGAAGCAAACAATTCCATTTACAGGTACAGGTAAAGAAGTAATTGGCGTTAAGCTGGTACAGAGTATTGTTACGTTTGAACAAGACCCAACATTACTTGACCCAACACAAGATGTAGCGAACTACTTGTCAGAAGGTGCAGACAGACTAGAAGAAAAGGTAGTCATCACTTACAATGACCCTTCTGCTCCTAATATCTATGAGTTCAACGATGGTCTGTTATTTAAAGACCCAGACCGACCAGAGTTCTCATTCATTAACGAAGTACTAGCACAGCGTACAGAGGAAGAATCTGGTTCTTACCAAGTAGAAGGATTTAATCTTTGGGTTGACAAAGGACTTACTAATGATGCTGTAACACTTGTAATCGATGGCGGCGTAGCGTATGTAAAAGGTTATCGTATCAGTAAACCAACATCTACTCGTATCCAGATTCCAAAAGAGACAGCAGTAAACAGTATTTACCAAGAAACTTCTACTTACGATGTCGCTAAACAAAAAGTAACAGTAAATAGTCAGTTCGTCAAGCAAGTAAAAGTAGTATTAGGTCGTACTGACAGTCCATCAGAAGCTTCCGGTGGAGTTAGTGTTTCTAAAGGTGCAGCAGATGGTCGAGACTCATTGCCACCTCAATATACTAATATCGACGCTACTACTATTAAGGTATACACAACCAGCCCAGCTTATACATATAAACAAGGTACTGACTACAATCTAGTTCAAGATTCTGGTGTCACTTACATAGATTGGAAGACAAGCTTAAACGGGGTCGAACCCGGTACTGGTACTACATACAAAGTAGTATTCGAATATGAACGAGTGATGGCTGTTAACACAGATTACAAAGTAGTTACTACGCCTAATACGAGTGGAATCGGTAGTGTAACAGAAGTATCTTTCGCTGGTCTTGGTGGTGCAAAACCTAAAGACAAAGGCGTTGTACGTGTCGATTACGACTACTACTTATCTCGTGAAGACATTGTAACATTGGATGCAAAAGGAAACTTCACAGTTATTCAAGGTCAACCAAATAGAGAAGGTCTTGCAATCCCTCCACAGAACGTTGACCCATTAACATTCAAGGTAGGAGAGATTCATGTATACCCATTCTCTGACAAAGCTGTAGCTAAAAATACTGCTGTTGTTCGATTAAGAATGGACGAGCTACAAATCATGAAAACTCGATTAGAGAACGTTGAGTATAACCAAGCTATTCTCCAGTTAGAAAAGCAAGCTACAAAATCACAAGACCCGTTATCAATGCGCGGAGTATTCGCAGATGCTTTCATTGACTTCAACCGTATCGATAAACAGGAGACAGATGTTTCATTCTCATTCGATGACGCTCATATCACGCTCTCTACATCGACTCCAGATAACCAGAAGGTTAAACCTAAGTTTATGGAGAATCAATCTGTAGCGAAGTCGTGGGGACGTTTAGTAACAGCCCCATTTACAGAGCATGTAGAGATTAACCAGCCGTTAGCTACTGATGCTTGGAACGTTAACCCGTACATGGTATTCAATAAGCAAGGTGTACTTAAATTAACACCAGAAGCGGATAACTGGATTGATGAGAAGAAAGTAACTCTTTACGAAGAAGACTATGTGACTACGCAACTTAACCGTTGGTGGATGCATCAGGGCGCAGGTGACCCGGGCGGAAAAGTTAGTGACTGGAATAAATGGTTAGTAGATAACGCTAGTTTACAAGGCGGAGTAGAGTGGAACGAATCATCTATCGGATGGAGAGATAAGCAGGAAGGTACAATCTGGAGTTCAGCACAAAATACTCGTGAAGAAGTAATCGAGTACATGCGTTCTATCGAAATTAACTTCCAAGCTACAAACTTACAACCAATGTCTAAAGAACTATACGTAACATTCGATGGTGTTCGAATAGCTTGTACACCGACTGGTTCTACAGCAAGTACTTTAGCTGGTACTATCAATGCGAACAGTCAAGGTATTGCAACAGGTAAGTTCATGATTCCAGCTAACGTTCGTACAGGTACTCGTGAAGTAGTATTACGAAACGATGGTAACATGGCGGTTACAACATTCACA